GAAAGCTAATTGATTTGGAGTACACACCCAATGAAATTAAGCAACGCATTCGGAATATATTTGAAGCATATTCTGTGCCCAAGCATAAAGTTATGAACTATCTTGTGGAAAAGCGTTGTCGTCTTCTGATTGAATGTATGGCCGATTTTGTATAACAGAGCAATTTAAACTGATATATAATACATGGTGAAGAAAATTGAAAGCGAATAAACAATGGCCCACGTGATGCATAAATTAATTTATGAAGTATTAGCTGCAGCTGCCAAGGCTACATCTAAAGCAGATAAAATCAAGATCCTCAAAGAATATGAGACTCCTGCGCTAAAAGATGTTCTCCAAGCAACCTATGATGATATTGTTGTATTTACTCTGCCAGGCGGCACCCCTCCATATACTCCCAATCAAGAAGGATCGATTCCATCATCGCTCCTCAAGCAACATATGAAGTTCAAGTTCTTTGTTAAAGGTCTTGCGGGAGATAACCTAAAAGTAATGAAGCGCGAGCGTATGTTCATTGATATGTTAGAAGCTGTTCATCCCCAAGATGCGGAGGTATTGATTAAGATGATCAATAAAGAAAGCCTCGGCAAAGGGATCACCAAGAAATTAGTCCAAGAGGCTTACCCAGGTTTAATCGTCAAATAGGATACAAATATGCGATAGATTAGACACAACCTGACCGCTGGCGTTTCTCGCCTGCGGTTTTTTTACTTCCCACAAAGGAGTCGTTAATGACCGAAATTCAATTAGCAAGACTTGATAATGACGTGGCTGAATTACAACAATACATTGATGATGTCAGATCCACTGGCAATAGCAACCTAGCTGTAAAGTTGGAATATAAGCTAAGTTATTTGACGGGACGAATCGCTGAGAGAATGGCTGCTTAAAGAAACTTTAACTTTGGAGTAAAACCCTGTTGCCGGTTTTAACAATGTGCTATATAATACTATAGCCATAGTTAGCCGGCAGCATACCTTTAGGAAAGAATATCATTATGCCCACATACACGATCATTGATAGCAAGAAAGATAGAGAATACGAGGTGATTTGTTCTTGGGACGAATTGCAACATATTCTATCAGCATCAAGTGATTTAAAACAAGGGTTACAAACCCCCCATTCAGTATCTATGGTCAACAGCACTATTGGTCGAACAAGTGGAGACTGGCGTGACTTAATGAAGAAGGTTAAAAAAGAATCCGGTAGAGGTAATACTATTAACGCTTAATTGAAAGAATTATTATGGCTCGTAGAGAAAAAGGTCGCGGCGGAACTATGCAAGTGCGCATTGATGACTTATTAGAAGTCCAACCAATTACTAAAAATCAAGAAGAGGTATTTGAGGCTTGGGATCGGGGTGACAATCTAGTACTAGCAGGATCGGCTGGTACAGGTAAAACATTCTTAGCATTGTTTATGGCATTTGAGGAAGTGTTAGAACCATCATCCTTATATGAAGAAGTTGTTGTGATCAGGTCGATGGTACCGACAAGGGATATGGGTTTCCTTCCTGGTACTAAGGAAGAGAAGGAAGAAGCATATACAGCGCCGTATAGAGCGATTGCACATGAGCTATTTGGCGATGTAGCCTCTTATAATAAAGCTGTGACTGGTAAGAAGATTAGATTTGAATCGACATCATTTATACGTGGTGTTACTATTGACAATGCTATTATCGTTGTTGATGAAATGCAGAACCTTAACTTCCACGAATTAGATTCTGTTATTACTCGAGTGGGTAAGAATACTAGAATTATCTTTGCAGGTGATTATAGACAATCAGACTTTAAGTGGGCAGATGATAAAGATGGTCTTGTAAAGTTCCTTACAATTGTAGAGCAGCTAAAGAAGTTTACTGTTGTTACATTTGGCTGGGAAGACATAGTTCGGTCAGACTTTGTCCGTGACTATATAATGACAAAAGAAATGTTAGGACACTAAATGGCACTAATGCTAATATATGGCAAACCTGGTTGTGGTTTTTGCATTAAGGCTAAACAATTAGCAGAATCATATGGCATAACGTACACGTATAAAGATATTGTTGCAACCCCAGAGTTTAGAGAAGAGTTGTTTAAGGTACATCCTAAAACAAAAACTGTCCCGCAGATTTGGGTTAATAATAGACACATTGGCGGATACCAGGAATTTGTAGCTGAGCTTGAAAACACTGGAATGGGTAACTATGGAGAAGGTGGTTTCTGATGGCTAAGTTTACTCGGTTTGATCCTGACAATAAAAAGAACGGAAGAAACAAAGACCGATCTCTCAATAAAGATATTCGTATCCGAGGAGTTGAGTCTAAGCCGATAATTGTTGATGAAATGGTTGATTATGAAACAGTGATGGAAGAAGTATCGGAAGATGATAGATGAAATTTATGTCCTGATATTAGGAACGCTTTATGGCTTGGTTATTGGTATTATTCCTGGCGCTGGTGCTACTACCGGTCTCATTGCAATCTTTGGCTTTCTTGCTTATATTGGCGATCCTTATTTGGTCGTTATATTCTGCATGGCAGTTGTGGCTGCTTCTACTACTGGTGATACTTACACCGGTGTTCTACTTGGCATTCCTGGCGCTAATAGCGCAGCCGCTACTATGGTCGATGGGTTCCCTCTAGCAATACAAGGTAAGGCTACATATGCAATTACAGCAGCTGTAGTCACTTCGACCCTCAATGGCTTGTTGTGGGGATCACTTGTATTCTTTTTACTGCCGTGGTATGTACAACTTATTATGGTATTTGGCATACCAGAGTTGTGGGCATTCACACTACTAGCTTTTGCAACAGTTACATTTGTAAGTAACAAGTACTATGTCCGATCCACCTTAGCTTTGCTTATTGGACTTGGACTTGGTATGGTGGGCATTGATCCAAATACTAATGTTGATCGATATACTATGGGCTGGGATTATCTTGCTGATGGTATTCAGCTGATGGCTTTGACTGCAGGATTGTTTGCTGTGCCAGAGATGATTGAGGGTCTAATTAAGAAAGACAAGACTGCTACGGTTGTGGATGACAATAAGCAGACATGGGATGGTATCAAAGCGGTTTGGACACATCGATGGTTAGCACTTAGAGGAGGCTTCATAGGAGCATTTATCGGAGTATTGCCAGGACTTGGTGGTGGCATGGCTGATTGGATGGCTTATGGCCAAGCGGTAGCGACAACAAAAAATCCCGATGTGCCCTTTGGCAAAGGTAATATCCGAGGTGTTATTGGACCAGAGGGTTCTAACAATGCTCAGAAAGCAACAAGTATGATACCGACTGTATTGTTTGGTATCCCTGGTGCGTCCTTTGCTGCTATTCTCATGGCAATATTTGCGACAGTCGGATTTGATCTTGGATCTTATGACATGGCACAAGATGATAAGTTCTTTGATAGCATGTCATTTGGCTTTATGTGGGCAACACTAATCACCGGTATTATCTGTCTGTTCAGCACAAAGTATATTGCAAAGATTGCTGCCGTCCCATATAAGTACTACTTTCCAATCCTGCTGGTGTTCATTACATGGGCATGTGTCCAATATACTGGGGGATGGGAAGACTATGTTACCCTGTTGATCTTTACATGTTTTGGGATTACAATGAAGAAGATTAAGTTCAGCCGACCTGCTTTGTTGATTGGATTTATCCTAGCTGCTAGATTCGAAGGATTGAGTCTACAGTTATTCTCTGTGTACACTATAGAGAAACTACTTACCAGACCTATCTTCATAGGTTTAATGCTTATGGCCATCGCCCTTTTGGTATGGGGTATCAACCGTAAATCGGAAATGGAGTTTTCCTAATGAAGAATATTATGACTATCTTGGCACTAGCATTTGCCGCCTCAACAGCAGCTGCTGATTATACAATGGTAGTGCCACAAAAAGTGGGTGGTGGGACATCAGTGTGGACCACAATTGTAGCAGCGGAGCTTGAAAAGCATCTTGGCGAAAAGATCAATATCGATCACAGACCAGGAGCTCGGGATATCCCAGGGTTCGACGATTGGCACAACGACTTGCAATATGATGATAAAACAATCATGGTGTCGCATGGCGGGAATGGTGTATCATTCCTGATTGAGAATGTCGATTACAACTATAACGAGTATCGTCCAATTGGTATGATGAACCTTGATATTATTGTTGCTAAGCGTAAAGATGCAAACGTGCTTTTCGATAAGATTCTGTTCTCTGCTGGTAGTGGACAGACACCAGAAGGCTTTGCAATCTTTATGATGCAATGTGGTTATGCTCTTACTCAACAATGTTGGGAAACCAAAGTTGGTTGGGTCAAAGGAATGAAGGGTGGCGAGAAACGTCTAGCCTTTAAACGTGGCGAGCTTAATGCAACACGTGAAAGCCCTGCTGCATATAAAAAGCATGTTGGTCCAGATGAGAACGCAGAGGTTTGGTTTACCCACGGTATTGCTGGTGCAAACGGTGAACGCTTAGATGATCCAGAATATCCAGGCTTTAAGTTTGAGGATGTATATTTTAAACGCTGGGGATTGTACCCTTCTGGTCCAGTATATGACGCATACGCATTGGTTCGCGCTTTCCGCGATGGTTTACAGAA